CAAACAAAGTTCAAAACACCCAGGCAAACCTATATGAAAAGGGGCGGAAAAGGTGAGCTAAATACAACATGAGACCGTTATGTACCTTATGTGTTACTAGACCTGCCGCTATAAATTATAAAAAGCATAATAGAACATACTATAGAAAGAAATGCGAAGTGTGTTTAAAACATAGTGGTGCAAACTATGGTACTCCAAGATGGAAGCAAGTTGGTTATGAAAAGAAAAACACATGCGAAAAATGTGGATACAAAAGTTCTCATGCAGAACAATTTAATGTATTTCACATAGATGGAAATTTAACAAATTGTAAACATAGTAATTTAAAAACTATTTGTGCTAACTGTCAACGACTTATACAAAAACATGGCGTCAAATGGAAACAAGGTGATCTTTTACCAGATTTTTAAGGTCTTCAGTAGTTCCGTCGTTTGCTAACACATAGTCCATTTGTACATTGGCCCATGCCCATTCAGACTTGTGTACATCAGTTGGTTCTTGCCCTAGGTCTTTGTAAAGTCTCCACCAAAGTGGATCTGGCCCTCTTCTTACTTGACATATTTTTCCACCCAATGATCTAATCATTGTAGCTTCATTTTCAAATCGTACGTCTGGAATAACATAATTTTTATCTTTATTTTCAAGTAATTGTTGTTTTACTAAACTTACCCAGATGCCATCATAAAAACCATTACGCATACAATCAGTACCAAATAGTTGAAGGATAAGACGAGGTGTAACTGCTTCACCAGTTTCTTTTGTCCAGAATTCATCTTCTTGTTCTCGCCATTTTCTTGAGTTATCTGTGTCTCCTTCTAACATCTGCCTATCCCAGCCAAACACAGAGCTTACTCCGTCTTTCAACTTGTCTGCAAATGAAAGTTTTTCGTAGCTATGTTCTTCAACTAAAATGTCAGCGGCTGTGCCTTTTCCTGAGCCAATCAGTCCACAAATACCTATAATCATAGTGAGTCCTTATTCTTGTATATAGTATACGATATTATAGGGGGTTTGTCAAGTGGTTTTTAACCGATGCTAAATCCGTAGCCCATACCGCCTGGTACTGCTGTGGATACTTCAGCCTCTAGTTTTTCCATCTCTTGTTGTGCTTCTGACTTTAGTGTGTCACCATTGAGCTGTCCACCACCTTGTGGTCCAGCTATTGTTGCAAACTTGCTTCTAGCTTCACCTAACATGTATTTGCACGTTGCTACAGTATAGTCTTTTAACCATTGCTTTGCAAGGTAATCATCTAATAACTGTTCATCTGGTCTGTAATTATAGCAAAATAGAAGTAAGTCTTCTTCAGCTCTTGGACGTTGGAGTAGAGTAAGTTTTTTTGTGGTGCTATTCCATTTAAATTCTATAAATGATCCAAACATTCTACCTACTAATTCTTGGTATTGACTAAACATGTCATATGTAGCCAATCCGCCCATATTACTACTTGACAATAGATACGTATTTGTATATGCTAAGTTAAATGGTTCGAATAGTGTTCCACCGTCGCCACCGCCTGTTCTAGATCCTATGCTTCTTCTAAACAATCTTCTCACTTCCATTATCTCACTTGGTAATGTATATTCATTTTGATCTATAACAGTTGGCATAAAAAAGTAGGATTCTTCTACAGAATTATCAGAACGCTGTCTAAATCTTGTTAATGCTTTTGTAAGTGCAGTTTCATAGTGATCGGGGTCTAACTCAACGTCAACCATACCGCCACCTAGCATGTTATATGCGTAATCAAACACTTCTTGCTTCTTAGTTGTTAATGTTGCCATATACTTCTGTCTCCGTAGTATTTATCGTTCGATAAATATGTATATGCCGAGACTGTCTTTATACAAACCCGAAAAAGGGAAAGATTTCGAATTTATAGATAATAGGATCTATGAGATGTTTACTGTTGGTGGGACTGATGTACATATACACAAATACCTTGGTCCTAAGCAAGTAGATAGTGCTGATGCAACTGCGGATCAGCCTGCATACAACGTTGTTGCGGAAACAAACATACAAGATTTACTGTTTTTAGAAAATCGAGATAGAAAATATGATCAAGATGTATACACTATAAGAGGTGTATACAATGTTGCAGATATAGACTTTAATTTATCACAGTTTGGACTATTTTTAAGTAACGATACGTTGTTTATGACTGTACATATAAGCTCTAGTGTTAAAACTATTGGACGAAAGTTAATGTCTGGCGATGTTATAGAATTACCCCATCTAAAAGATGAATATGCATTGGATGATTTTTCTTTAGCATTGAAGAGATTTTATGTTATTGAAGAGGTAAGCAGAGCTTCTGAAGGATTTAGTCCGACATGGTATCCTCATTTATATAGAATTAAACTAAAACAAATAATGGACAGTCAAGAATATAAGGATATCTTTGATCAACCAGCAGACGAAGAAGTTCCAGGTGGTGATACATTACGTGACTTGATGTCAAATTATAACAAACAAAAAGAAATTAACGATGCTGTTGTAAAACAGGCAGAAGCTGATGCATCACAAGCAGGTTATGATACAACTAATCTGTTTACACTAGCTACAGATGACACTGGTAAAATTGATATTGTTACTACAGATACTAGTGAACTTGATGCAAGTGTAGCAACAGAACTAGCCGACAGGGTTATGCAAACACCAAAGCGTACTGGATATGATGGTTATTTAATTGGTGACGGAATAGCACCTAATGGTGAAGCATTTGGACATGGGATTGCGTTTCCGGCAGGACAATCAGAAGGAGATTACTTTTTAAGGACAGATATGTTACCAAATAGATTATATAGATATGATGGCAGAAGATGGATAAAACAAGAGGATAATGTTAGAATGACTATGAGTCAAACTGATACTAAATCTACACAGAAAGCAAGTTTTGTTAATAACATAAACACTAACAAAATTGCAGGTGAAACTGTACAAGAAAGACAGAGTTTAAGTAAAGCATTAAAACCTAAGGCAGATAACTAATGATTGACTTTATAATATTTGGTATTGTTGATAATGCTGTTGTAATACTAGGGGCCATGACAGGCTTATCAATAGAAAAATACTTACCAAGGCAATTCCAAAAAGGACTTGGAGCAGTTGTTGGTGCAGGGCTAGGTAATGCAGTAAGTGACTGGCTAGGTGGTGCATCAACGTTAAGTTGGGATCTAGCTTTTGGTACTGCTATTGGATGTCTAATAGGATTAATTTTTATTCCCATATTTAGAATAATAGAGAAATGGTGGAAGAAGTAAATGCAACATTTTTATGACGGACAAATTAGAAGATATCTAACACAAATAATAAGAATGTTAAGCAATTTTAGCTACAAGGATTCAGAAGGTAAACTTGTACAAGTACCAGTTATGTACGGAGATATGACTAGGCAAGTTGCTTCTATTATTAATGGCAATTCTGAAAACAAAGTGCCGTCTGCACCACGCATGGCTGTTTACGTTACAGGACTTGAAATGGATACATCCAGGCTAGCAGACAGTAGTTATGTGAATAAACTTAATATCAGAGAACGTGCTTATGACGAAGATGGTAAGGAATATTTAAACACACAAGGAAAGAATTATACAGTTGAAAGATTAATGCCCACTCCGTATACACTGACCGTGAATGCCGACATTTGGTCAACTAACACAGACCAAAAATTGCAAATTTTAGAACAGATATTGATGTTGTTTAATCCTAGTTTAGAAATACAAACTACAGACAATTATGTTGACTGGACTAGCTTATCTGTAGTGAATTTAACAACTACAACTTTTAGCAGTAGAAGTATTCCAATGGGTACTGAAACCGAAATAGACGTAGCAACATTAGGATTTACAACTCCTATATACATATCTCCACCTACTAAAGTAAAACAATTAGGTGTCGTAACCAATATTGTTACAAGCATTTTTGACGAAACTAAAGGTACAATAGAACTAAACTTATCAATGCCTGAAATCAAAGCATGGCAAGATACCAGCAGACCAGAAGCAGAAATTAAGCCAAAAGTTTTCATTGATGAAAATGGAGTAGAGCAAAGAGATTACGGTTATATGGATAATATCAAACAAGACACATCTGCTGTAGTATCAACTACTTACAGAAATTATGATTTACTGGTGTTAAACACAAGTATAAAACTAATAGAAAATGGAATAGCAGGCAAAATAACTTGGGATGAATATATTCAAGCATTTAATGATCCATATCAGGCAGGTATTACGCAGATAAGATTAAAAAGAAGTGATTTAGATAACGAGATTGCAGGTACAGTTACTATCAATCCGTTAGATGAGTTTACAATGGTTGTAAATTGGGATCCCGATACATTACCAACAGACACAATAATTACAGGGCCTACAGGTGCTAACAGTAAAATAAACTATATTATAGATCCTTTGAAAACAAGTCCTGTAGATTTAAAAACAACAGGCATTAGAATACTATTATTAGATGAAAGTGTAGGAGATCCTGAAAACACCGACGGTGCAGATGCATGGAAAAATGCAGACGGATCAGACTTTGTTGCAAGTGCTAACGATATTGTAGAATGGGATGGTTCTAAATGGAGCATTGTATTTGATGCAAGTGAAAGCCAAGATCAAGTAATATATACAACTAATTTAAACACAGGTGTGCAGTATAAGTACCAGAAAGGCGAATGGTTACTAGCATTTGAAGGTGAATATCCACATGGCACATGGAGATTAAAATTCTAAGATAACTATTTACATGCAGAATGTAGTATGTAGTGGTGCATTATTTTACACCAAAAAAACCAAAAGATTTTTATTTTTACATAGAACACAAGGCAAACATAAAGACTTGTGGGGATTAGTTGGTGGTACTAATGAGGATAAAGAAACTCCTTGGACAGCTTTGCAAAGAGAAATTAAAGAAGAAATAGGTAGTGTTAAAATTAAAAAAACAATACCTTTAGAAACTTTCATTAGTAATGATAACAAGTTTTTGTTTCATACATATCTATGCGTTGTAGAGGAAGAATTTATTCCAAATTTAAACAAAGAACACAATGGTTACGCTTGGACAAGTTTTAATAACTGGCCCAAACCTTTGCACCTTGGATTGAGAAATACTTTAAATAGTAAAATAAATTTAACAAAGTTAGAAACAGTTTTTAAACTGATAGACTTATTAGAGTAAAATATGGAACAAACAAATTTAAAAGATGATGTAAAAAAGTACGATTGGGGCAGTGAGCTGACTTGGGCCAAGGGTGAAAACTATACAGGTAAAATCCTAGTTTTTGAAAAATTACATGCAAAAACTTCTATGCAATTCCTCAAAGATAGTAATAAAACAATTTTTGTAAACAACGGAAAGTTCAAGATAAGATGGATCAATACACAAAATGCAGAAGTTTTCGAAACTGAATTGGTTGAAGGGCAAACATTTGAATTCAAGGCATTAGTTCCTCATCAAATTATTACTCTTTCACAAGGTGGATCTATTACTGAGGTTGGTGATAAAAGCCAAGACAATAATATATATCATGTAGTAAAAGCGGAAAATGTAGGCTAATGTTACCTAGTTTAGCAAATAGTCAAAAAGTGCAAGAAAGTATTCAAGACTATAGAAATAAATTAAAATACCTTACTAATGATAATACTAAACAAATAGTTAAAAAACTTATTTTACAATTAGAAGAAGAAATAAAGGTTATAGATCAAGCACATAGAATTAGAAGTGCTGGTGAATTAAAGCCTAGTCTATTCACACCTAACCGTGAAAATGTACACAATCTTAGAAGAAAGATTGTAACAATTTATAAAGAAAATAATATAATTAGATATTAGATCGGCGTTAGACTAATAAGGCCATTCATGCTACCGTGTGATGTACACTGATATCTATATGTAGAACCAGCACCTGAAGGTATATTCCAATAAAGAGTTCCACTAGACTTTCCTTGTGCGTTAGTTCCTGTGGTTACTGTTCCGCTAGTAGTTACATGAACCAATCCTGTATTGTATGGCGAACCACCAGCATCTTGAATTTGGAACGGATGTCCACCTGCACCAGATAAATCAAATGCAAGTGTGCTACCTTTAAAAGCAGAAATTGTAGGGTTATTACCTGAATAATGGCTATTGAAAAGATATGCACTTGAACCATTTGCGGTAACTGCTAACATAGCAATAGCAGGCCTGTATATTTGAGATACATTTAATCCTGCAGTTGATACATCTGTAAGTCCTGTCAGCGAAGTTGCTCCTGAAGATACTGTACTGGTTATTGTTAGTGTATCCGAACCTGCATTTGTAGTGATACTTATTCCAGAACCAGCTGTAAAGGTTAATGTGTCTGTTGTACTATCTGCCTCAACATTACTTTGTCCAGCAACTGCAATAGTACTAAATGCATTCTGATTTGCTTCTCCGCCGCCACCTCCTGATACTGTGGATGGTTTCCAGTAACCGTTTCCATTGTCCCACATTAATACTTGTCCATCTGAAGGTGTTACTGTAGTTGTATTAACATCACTCAATGCATCCACACTAATAGCCGACAAATTACTTGCAGATACAGATGTAAGATAACTCCCCAAGTCACTTATTTGGCTTTCGGTTATGGATAGTGCTGACTGATGTTGTGTTACAGAAGTTTGTGTAATATTAGCATTAGGAACATTAGCCCAGGTAACTGCCGCTGTAAGATCGTTTATTTCTGCTGTTAACGCACCTATACCTGCCGCTGTAGGAGGCCTATATCTAAAAACTCCAGTAGTATTATCGTAAGATATTGCACCGTCACCAAGTGGAGATAATTCAACACCTATACTTAAAGCTGACAGAGCTAGTATTGTAGGTTTATTGTTTAAGTTATTGTAGTCTAGATAATAAGAACCGTCTTGACCGTCTAGTGTATCAGCATCAGTACCTGCACCCCCGGTAGTTGCATCTATGCCAGGAGCCCATTTGGCTCCATCCCATTTTAATACATTTCCTGATGATGGTGGTGATGAGGTTGTATCAACATCAGATAAAAAGTTAATACTATGTGCAGTCATATTAACAGTAACATTTTTGGTATCAGTTGCAACGGCTGTTGCTATATTAGTTCCGCCTAAAACGCTTAATGTGTCTGTTGACCCAGATGCTACAGCAGAACCGTCATCACTAGTTACAGTTTTGAATACATCACCTGCTCCGCCACTGCCTGATCCTGTATACGCAATAACAACTTTGTCACCTGTAATTGCTGTACTAATATCAGTTCCGCCTTCAAGTGTAAACGAGTCATTTACTGCGTCGGCTGTGGTTGTACCTGTGTCAGCTAAGAAAGTTTTAAAAACAGTATTAGAAACTGTAGAATCTTTTATGGCCCAGCCTGTGCCGTTGTATTGCCAGGTTGTAGTTCCTTGAGTAAAAGTATCGCCATTTGAAGGAGTGCCTGGAAAATTAATTGCCATCTAGTTCACCGTATCTGTCGTGTAATTGTTCATGATATTCCCATTCACCAGTCATATATTCAAGTTCTAATGCTAACATTGTTATTGCTCCTAGCAAATAAAACATCACCAAAAATCCTATAATAATTCCTTGTATACCTAAAATAACTTTTATTTTACCCATTTGATTTAAATCCTATTGCAGTATTTATTACACTCACTCCTCCACGAGTAGTATAAGGTTGTCTATTATACCTATTAAAAAGCATGTTATTAGAAGCACCCATTAAACTTGTGGTAGTATTTCCATAATCATTATCAGCACCTGTATCAAATATAACGTTTTTTGCGTCTGCTATAATTTTGGCTTTAAGTTGTGCGGGAGTAAGAGTAGGTTCAACTCCTAAATGTAAAGCACCTAGTCCACAAACTTGAGGTGATGCCATTGATGTTCCGCTAATACTCATAATTTTATAACCTGCATCATCAGGATGATTAACTGGAGCATATAGTGAATCATAAATATTTGAACATGCACTAACTATTGAACTTCCAGGTGCCCATATTTGCACCCTTGCACCTTTACTGCTAGAACCTCGTGGTCTATCTCTATATATTGAACCATCTAATTGTGCTGGTGAATCTATATTACCAACAATAAATGCATTATCACTATGAGGACTGCTTCCTCTATGATAGTAATACGTAGTAGAACCAAAAACTACAGTATTATTATAATCAGTTCCTGTTGAAAGATCTCCTTTGTGATAATCGTTACCAGCCGCAATACAAACATGTATGCCATCTGATATCATATCATCTACTTCTGTATCAACAGAAGGTACCCTTAGTGGCACTCTCCTTGCTGTTCCGCCACTAACTAATTGTGTAACTATTCCTGTGCTTGTCCATAATATAGTATTATCTGAATAATCTGTAGGCCAAGTCCAACCTGTTCCTCTGTAGTTGCCACTTACTGGATCGCCAGAAAGTGTGCTTCCATATCCCCAACTCATATTAACTATGGTAGGTCTTTTTACTCCTGTAACAGGATTTACAGGTTTATTATTATGCCATAGTCTAATAGTATCAAATACATTAGACACACTGATTCCTGTGCCAGCGTCACCGGCTCCTTCTAAACCAGATACTTTCTGTGCGTATATAGCAGAATTTTTTGCCCAACCATATGTTTTTCCAGCCGATATTCCTGCACAATGGGTACCATGTCCGTCATGATCTCTATAATGATTTACGTTTTGTGTACCTGTTACGCCGCTTTCAGTGTACCAATCTATTTGTCGTAATCTAGAGCCTCCTTGCTCGTCAAGCCACTCCGGGTGTCCAACTTGTATACCACTATCTTGTATTACAACATCTACTCCGTCACCGTCAACAGCATATTCAAATTTATTTGTTCCTGCTGTACTGCTATTACCATATTCGTTTTCTTCCCAGTTGCAACGTCTTAATCCCCAATTTACTAAATTAGAAGTTAATGTTCCGGGTTTTGTAAATTCACTTGTTTGTGTTTTACGTAACTCTATACTAATATCATCTCTTTGTTCTGGTGGAATTTCCACAGATAGTATTCTTGAATCTGCAGATAAAGCAGATGCTTCGTCTTCTGTTAATGCAAAATGCGTTTGTCTAGTACTACCAGGACGTGGATTTACTATGTCTACTTTTCTTGATGGTATGGGTCCAGAACCTGAAGTTGCTGTAAGTTCTGTTTCAATGTCTGGTAAATCAGATCTATCTTTTACAATTACTGTGTATTCTTTTTCACTCATTATGTTACCTTGTATATCACTAGAAATACTTTGGCGTCTGCACCATTACCTGCGTCATCTTCTACTTTTACTCTAATTTGTGATGTGCTTGGTTTTGAAATTGTAACCATATGACCTGAAGTCTTATCCTGAATTGTTGCTAGTACTTGAAAATCATCTACAGTAGCTCCAAGGGCAGATGTAAAACTTATAGTTACATCCCCTGCTCCGTTATCAGTAAAGCCATTTGCTCCGCCTCCTGAGAAACTTCTAACAGTTTGATCTAACACGCCCATTTTGAAAGGTGCTGGAAAACTGTTCATAAACACTCCGTCGGGTGCTTTTATTGTTAATGTTGTAGCACTATCTATCTCCGGAGCACCAGCTCCTGTGTTTACAAATTCTCCTGCATATATGCTGTTTGAAGCTCTTATATCATTTTCAACATTTAGATCACTGCTCATTGTTACAGTAGGCGTAATAGTAATTCCACTACTATCAGCAGTATCTAATGTGCTACTTACAAATGTAAAGTTTCCACCAGCGGCATCTGTTATGCCGTATCCTGA